TGCGGGATTGCAATCAACTGCGGTCTTAGATCAATCCGAAGCGGTCAAGATGGCTGATGGCACGGTGAGAAAGTTACGCGAATTACCAAGTCTATATGTGACATTTGATTTTAAAAATGATGGTAGTACATCTATCCCGCTGATTAATCCAAATGACGGATCGACCATTGGCAGCACTACATTAAACACGGCCATGTTAAATATTCTCGCAGTTGTACGGTATGAGCAATTAAAAGTCGTTTGAATTTGAAAGGGCAGTAAATGTCTCTGCTCGTTCTATTTAACAGGTCAAGCGGTAGCGGAACAATAATATCGCCGCTCAAGGGCAGTATAGTTTTAAGTGGCAAAACACCGAGCGTTGTACAGCCAATAAATGTTGTTGCGGTAAAAGGTTCGTTAGTATTCACTGGATATTCTGCTGGATTACTTCAGCCGAAAGCAGTAGCGCCTGCAGTCGGGCATCTTGTTTTAACCGGATACATTCCATCGGTAACAGTTAGTTCAAGTGGTGCAATTAATCCGTTCAAAGGCTCTATCCTGTTGAGTGGATATGCACCAAGTATTCAGCAGCCGAAGTCAATTACTCCGGTAGCCGGACACTTAGTTTTAACAGGATATGCACCAAGCTTTTCCAGTCCACAAACTATTAATTTAGTCACTGGTCATTTGACATTAAGCGGATATGTTCCATCGATAAGTCAGCCGCGCAACATTGCAGCGGTAGCGGGTCATGTCACTTTGTCAGGCTATATACCAAATATTAGCCAGCCAAGAACGGTAGCACCTAGTACTGGGCATATCAATTTAAGTGGGTATGTTCCAGTAATTACATCAGGAGGGGCGCAGTCGATTGCGCCAATTGCGGGACACATTATTTTAACGGGCTATGCGCCAGGTGTTTCGGGAGTTGTAGCGCAAAATAGTTACTTACTTCCAATGCATCGGCATCGAGGTAATCGTTAAGTCAGACAACACATTAACTAACCCGCAAATCGCGGGTTTTTTTATATTCAAAAGGAATCAGCATGGCAACTATTACACCGACACTTACCTATGTTAGCGATGACAGATCAGTCGCCCGTTTTACATGGGGGCCAATGGCAAATGGTGATGTTGGATCGCCTGTTTCTTTTGTTGAGTGGGCAGATCGATCTGTTCAGGTAACAGGTACATTTGGCGCGGGTGGGAATATGAGATGGCAGGGCAGTAATGATACCGTGAACTTTTCAGTACTTACCGACCCACAAGGAAATGCATTGGATTTAACGGCGGCAAAGATCAAGGCAGTTACAGAACTTACGACAAAAGCACAGCCTTCGATTACTGCTGGCGATGGCACAACTGCATTGACGGTAACGCTTATCGCTCGTCGCGCGCAACCATTAAGAGCCTAATCCATGCTCGATCAACTGGATGAATTAACGCCTGAGCAGCAGCAAGCACAACAGGCGCAGATTGAGCGTCTGGACGCGTTCTCTGACACGATACGCAAGATGCGAAAAACGGCAATTGATGCTAGAGCGCAAATGGGCATTGAGGATCAGTGGCAAGAAGACGAGGATCATTACGAAGCAATTGATGATGCGACTCGGACTACTTCAAGCAGATTAAAGCCGTATGATTTTGGTGGAACTGGAACAGGCCCGACTCGCTTACCGGAAAAAACACTGACACGCAGTACGGTATTTGTTCCAATGACGCGCCCTTATGTCGATATGGCATCGGCACTGATCTCTGATTTGTATCTACCAACAGACGATAGGAATTGGGACGGTGAGCCTACGCCAATTCCAGATTTGATCAAGCAAGCAAAAGACATAACGCCATTAGTACAGCAAATGCCAGCCATGCCTTCCATGATGGGACGCATTAAAAGTATATTTGCACCGCAGCCACAACCAGCTCAACCACTACAACCAGGACATCCGCCAATGCAAGGCGCAGCACCTCAAACAGTAGGCGATGTAGCGCAGCAACAGATAGACGCGGCAAATGACGCATGGAAAAAAGCACGGACACAGATTGATGACTGGTTAGTTGACTGCTCCTACAATGCGGAAATGCGCAAAGTCATCAAAGATATGGCGCGTATTGGCACGGGAATTATGAAGGGGCCATTTCCTAAGTCGAAGTCATCTAAGGCGGTGATCAAGACTGGCGAGGAATATGCAATAGAGATTTCGCAGAAGGTAATTCCCGCGTCAAAACGCATTGATCCTTGGCGATTCTATCCAGATCCAGCGTGTGGCGAGAACATTAATGATGGTAGCTACGTTTTTGAGCAGGATTTTATTACGCGTAGCAAGTTACGTGAATTGCGTAAATTAGATCATTATATTGGCTCTCAGATTGACGCTTGCATGGAAGAAGGGCCGGTTAGTGCAACTTCAGGCAATAGAAAAACTGCATCCGAAAAACGCAGTGATTCAGAGCTATTCGAAGTTTGGTACTTTGAGGGTCAAGTGGAATGGCAGGATCTGGAAGACGCAGGATGTATTGTCGAGGGCAAGGCAGGTGATGTGTTTCATTCTGTCGTGACAATGGTCAATGACCGCGTGATCAAAGCCGCCTTATCGCATCTTGACTCTGAGGAATTTACTTACGATATCGTAGTATGGCAGCGTAAATCTGGCTTATGGATTGGCGATGGAGTAGGTCGCCAAGGACGCACAGCACAACGGGGATTAAATGCCGCCGTGCGTAACCTGATGGATAACGCAGGACGCTCAGCCAGACCGCATACTGTAATCAATCGGTCAGCAATTCAAGCCGGCCCCGATCCTTTTACGTGGTACACAAAGAACGATGCAGAACTTCAACAAGTCGCGCATGCGATGATGTTCTTCAATGTGCCAAGTATGCAAAATGAACTAATGGGCATAATTCAATATTTCTCAAAGATGTTCGAAGATGCTACTGGCCTTCCGATGATGATGCAAGGCCAGCAAGGTGCGGCACCGGAAACAGTCGGCGGTATGCAGTTGCTGATGAATAATGCATCTATCGTTCCAAGAGATATCGTTCGTCGTATTGATGATGCGTTGACCGAACCTAGCATTAACCGTTACTACGAATATTTGATGCTACATGGTGAGGATAATTCCGCTAAAGGGGATTTTAATATTCATGCGCGCGGATCTAGTGCGTTGATGGAACGGGCAGCACAAGATAAATTCTTGATTCAATTGGTGCAGTTTTCAGGAAACCCTGCTTTCGGTCTTGATCCTGAAATGCTTATGGAAGAATTACTTAAGTCGGTACGGATCAATCCAAAGAGATTGCAATTGTCTGACGAAAAGAAAAAAGCCATGGCAAGCCAACCACCGCCAGAAGATCCTCGCATCACAGCAGCTAAGATCATGGCAGCAGCAGGCGTTCAGCGCGTACAGGCACAAGGTCAGATTGATAGTCAATTGCAGCAAGCTGAGGCAAATTCAGAGTTACAACGCATTGAACAAGAATCGACTCATGAGCAGCAAATGCTTCAGTCTGGCGGATCTACTCCTCATATGGCTCAGGCAACAGCAAGGATAGAGCAGGAACGTATCCGCGCCAATACTGCGCAAATGGTTGAGGCTAGTCGATCCCATGCGGAGATGGCAAGAGCAGATAAAGAAATTCTCATCGCACAGCAAAATGGTGAATACGATTTGCGTAAATTGGAATTGCAGCGCGAGATTGCTTTGCTTGACTATGCGAATAAAGAAAAGATTTCAATCAACGATGCAAAAGCAATGTTGGCAAAATCTGCAATGGATAACCAAACCAAGCGCGAACTAGCTTCAGCAGAAGTGCAATTGGCAAGCAATGAAAACGCCAAGAATCGTGAATTGGATTTGCATAAGCACACCACAAGTTTAGTGCGCGATCAAATGACTAATCCAAATACGCCATGATCACTGAGTTTAAATTAACGACAGCGGAAATTCATAGCAGTGCATGGATGCGGATTAAGGCGCACTTAGAGGAACGATTGGAATTGCATCGCAAATCGAACGATAGCAATTTAACGCAAGACGAAACCGCTCGATTGCGGGGACGAATAGCGGCAACACTTTATGTTTTAAGCCTGGGGGTCGAAGACCTACCGGAATCTGTAGCAGGTAACGACGAGTAAAACCGTTGCCCTGTTTAGTACGTCAATGACCCGCCAAGTGCGGGTTTTGTTTTTTGGAGAATCAAATGAGTGAAGGAATTGAAGTAGCACAAAGTTCTTATGTGAGCGACGAATCTACGGCTGCAGCTGCTGCATTCGGAAAAGCACGGGGAGAAATCCAAGAACCAATTGAAGTCGATGTTGAGCCACCAGAACCGGAGATTGTAGAAGATCCAAAAGTTCTAGCGGGGATGACAGAGAAAGAAATTACTGAGCTACTTGGCGAGATACCAAAGTACAGAAAGCAGATCGATAACCTTGCAGGAAACAATGGAAAGCTTAATGCGGCAATCCAGAAGCTACAGCAAGAAGCCCCTCGCGGGGAATTGATCACTGTCACAGATGAAGATATGGCTGACCTTCAGGACTTCCCTGAGTTAGCAAACATGACCAAATCTGCCTTGAATAAAGTTCTTGGCAAGCTCAATACAAGAGGCACGGGGCCAGTACAAACACCGGACGATTACATCGCTCTGGCAACTAAAGCTGCGCAACAGGTCGCTACAAGTGAGCGCGTTAAAACACATATCGAATTATTAGACGGTCTTACTCCTGGCTGGCAAAACATCATTGGGCTACCAGATGCCAATGGAGCTATTCCAGACACCGAGTACCGACGCTGGCTATCTACGCAACCGGCCGACTATAAAAAACGGATTGATGATTCAACCAATGCGTTTGAGATCGGTTCTTCAGTCAAAAATTTTAATGAAGCAAAAGAGGCTTCAGCCAAAAAACAGCAGCAAAACAAACAGCGCCTAGCGAATGCAGTACAGCCTAACGGTCAAGTGGCAGCGCGAAGCAATATCTCGGAACAATCCGCAGCCGATAAAGCTTTTCAAGCAAGTCGATTGCGATCATAGGAGTTAAATCATGTCAGTATCAGCATATTCAAATATAACGCAGCGGGTAGGCACCCTGAAAGGTGAGATCTTATCTCACGCTGCACCAGTCGAGGTTTTATCTTTGGTCGGTACAGATAAAGATAAAGTCATTCCAAAAAACAAATCCAATAACGTCAAGTTTCGTCGTTGGCTGCCTTACGGTGGTGTTGATAATCAGTGGATCACTGCATCTAATGTCGCTTCGTTTGCATCAAGTCAAAGTGCGGTAGATGGTGTAACGCCAACTGCAGATACATTGACACCAACAGACATCACTGCAACGCTTGTACAGTATCTTGTTCTGTACTGCGTTACAGATCAGATGACCGACATGCACGAAGATGGCGATATCATCCCTGATGAAGCTAAGCGTCAAACTGGTCAACGTATGGGCTTGATTGGTGAAATGGTGCGTTACGGTGCTTATAAGGCGGGTACAACTGCTTTCTATAGTGGCGGCACAAATCGCAGCACAGTCTCCAACACAGTGACAATCAATGTCTTGCGTAAGGTTGCCAAGACATTGTTAACCAATCATGCACGACCAATTACGCAAGTATTAGTTCCATCAACCAACTTTGCCTCGGCACCAATTGAAGCTGCGTTTATTGTGTTCTGTCATACCGACTTAGAACCCGCTATCCGTGACTTGCCAAACTTCAAGGACATTGCCAACTACGCACAACGTAAGCCAATCCACGATATGGAAATTGGCTCATGCGAGCGTTTCCGTTTTGTCTTGTCCCCTGAGTTGGCTGGCTATCCTGATTCTGGCGCAGCAATTGGCTCAACAGGCATGATCTCAACTACAGGCACATTGATTGACGTTTATCCAATGATCATGATGGCCGATGAATCTGTTGGTCAAACACATTTGGGCGGCGTTGAAAATTGGGATGCATGGTACTTGCCGCCTTCACAGCGCGATAAGTCTGATCCAGGTGGACAACGTGGTTATGTTGGCGCGAAGTGGTACTACACCGCCATTATCCAAAACCAAGGCCGTCTTGCTGTTGTCGAGGCGGGCACACCGTACCTGTCTTAATTAACTAACGATGAAAAAGGCGGCTAGTTCAGCGCCTTGATTATCAGAAGGAATAAACATGGCTGAATCAATTAAACAGCGAACTAATTCGATGGCAAATCACCGTGACGCGGAGGCAATGCGTAAGTTACTTACTGCAACGCAATCCGACCTTGCGGCGATACGCTCATCGTTTATTCTGCTGACCGCAAAGTTAGATGCTGATGCGGGTGTTACCGACACCACATACAGCTCCCTGACTAATCCCCCTGCACTTACTACATTAGTATAAGGAAATTATCATGGCTCAAAATATAGCAGGTCAAACACTGACCTATTTACCATCCCAAGGCTCGGCAGCTTTTGCCAATGGTCTTAATGTTCTCGATGCAACGGCAATTGTCGCCACTGATTACATTGAAATCGTTTGCGGCTTTAAACCAAAGTATGTCAAATGGGAAAACGTCACGGATCGCGTCTGCGGTGAATTTTACGAAGGTATGGCGGTTAACAGTTGCATCAAGACCGCCGCTGCAGGCACTCGTACTCTTGAAGTGACTGGCGTGAACGGTGGTATCACCATTACCAATACAGGTTTTCGCGTTCTTCAAAATGCGACGCTTGCACTGGTATTAGCTTCAAAAACATGCGCTTGGCGCGTTCAGGCGTAACGTAGTTTGATGTAAAACAAAGACTCCTTCGGGGGTCTTTTTTCTTTTCTGGAGAAGAAACATGGCAACACGAAATACTAATACCGCAGAGATGCAAGGCCCATCAGCTCCTGAAGTCATGATGCCTGCTAGTGGTAGCTTTACTTACGAAGATGTACCAGAAATCGAAGTTGTTGTTGATGTCATGGCAGATAAGGCGGATTGGGCTGAGAAGATGCGCTTTAACAATGAAATGATCACTATCCGTATTCAAGAAACGACCAATCCAAATGAAGAATTACGCGTTCCAGTTAGTGTGAACGGCATCCAATCCCATCCAGTGTATGGAAATTATTTGCCGCGCGGCATAGAAATTAATGTTCGTCGCTTTGTTGCAGAACAATTGTTGCGTGCCAAGCCAATCAATGTTCGTACTGTTAAAACAATTGATCATGATGGTAACGATACCGCAAAGATTGTTCGCACGATTGGAACCGCCTATCCGTTTGAAGTGATCGGTGCAAAGCCTAGAGATACCGACTGGCTGCGTTCAATCCGCGCGCAGGCGTAAGTAATGAATTACCTAGAGTTAGTCAATAAATTTCGTGAGAAATGCGCTGCGTCTGGATCTCCGCTTTCATCGACAGTATCGCAAACAGGTGAGTCTTTACGTTTCTGTAATTGGATTAATGACGCATGGATGGATATACAAGGAGCAGCAGAGGATTGGCAATTTATGCGCGCAAACTTTACTTTTCCAACCGTTCTGCATCAGCAATCCTATACGCCGGCACAAGCGAATACAACGAATTTTGCTAACTGGAAGAATGACTCTTTCAGGATTTACCGTACTGCTCTAGGTACAAACAATGAAATGTGGTTGCCATTTAATGAGTACGAATATTTTCGTAATCTCTATCAATTTGGCGCTATGCGTAACACGTATCAGCAGCCGGTAGTAGTAAGTATTGATCCTGCAAAAAATCTCTTGCTTGGTGCTGCGCCAGATGGCATAGGTTACACGGTGACAGGGGAATATTTCTCTGTACCTGTTGAGCTTTCTGCCAGCACAGATATTCCCTCTTTGCCTGTTGAGTATCATCGCGCAATTATCTATCGCGCCATGATGTTCTATGGCGCATATGAGGCGGCTGGTGAGGTATTCCAGCAAGGGCAATCTGAGTTTAATAAAGTCTTTGCGCGGTTAGAACTCAATCAATTGCCGAAGATTAATCTTGGCGGTCCGATGCTATGAAGATGCCTACTGTTAGGCAAGACTTCTATCCATTAGGTGGTGGTCTTGATCTCGTCACGCCAGCGATAGCGATTGAGCCGGGTAAGGTCATTGACTCGCAGAATTACGAGCCAGCTATCGGAGGTGGGTACAGTCGCATATCAGGCTATGAACGCTTCGACGGACGCACTGCGCCTACCGGATCGAGTTATTGGATATTACCAGTGAGTGTCACGGGGGTGATTGCATTGGGTAATACGATTACCGGAGCAACCAGCGCAGCAACTGGCATTGTGTTGGCAATCGTGACCGGCTATCTGGTCTTAGCGAGAGTATCAGGTACATTCAATGCCAGTGAAAACTTGACGATTTCAGCCGTCACGGTTGCGACAAGTATCGATGCGATTGGCATAAATAGCGCTTCGTCTACCTCATTGAATGCAGACTACGCTTTGCTTGCTGCAAATGATCAGCGCCAATTCATTCTGCAAGTTCCGGGCAGCGGTCGGATTCGTGGCGTGTATGTGTTTAACGATGTCGTTTATGCCTTCCGTGATAATGCTGGCGGTACTGCTGGTGATATGTATCAGTCAACTGCTAGTGGCTGGGTCAAGATCAATTTCTTGACTGAACTCAGATTCAATACCGCTGTCGGCCAGATTAATATTGGCGATGTGATTACTGGCGGAACAAGTGGCGCAACTGCGACTGTTACTGCGGCCTTGCTGATGACTGGAACATGGACGGTAGCAGGCATTGGCTCATTGGTTCTCTCTGGTGTTACTGGAACGTTTGCAAGTGGAGAGGCAATTAAAGTTGCCACGGTGACTAAAGTAACTTCATCTTCTGCATCTAGTGCCATCACTCGAACTGTCGGTGGATCAATAGAGTTTTTTAGTTATAACTTTACCGGCTCTACCAATACAAAAAAAATGTATGGTGCAGATGGGGTAAATCTAGCATTTGAATTTGACGGAACAAATTACATTCCTATTCGTACAGGGATGGCATCAGATACACCTTCGCATGTGATTGCGCATAAAGGTTTTTTGTTCCTTGGCTTCCTCGCTTCCGTTCAATATTCAGGATTGGGCAATCCTTATGCGTGGACGGTAGTTCTTGGATCGGGTGAGATTGATACATCAAAAGCAGTCACTGGATTTCTTCCTCAGGGTGGATCTAGCGCGGGTTCAGCTTTAGCCATTTTTACCTCAGAGCGCACTTTCGTTCTGTATGGAACAAGTAATGCAGACTTTAAATTAGTCTCATCCATTTTTGATATTGGCTACTCTGCTTTTACCATGCAGCAGGTATCAAATGATTCATTTGGATTGGGCAATCGTGGCATACAAGCATTGATCACTACCTTAAATTATGGCGATTTCGATTATGATTCGATTTCACACATGATTCAGCCTTTGATGAACCGCAAACGCGGCATGGAATGTGCATCAAATACTGTCCGATCAAAAAATCAATACCGCGTCTATTTCACTGATGGAACGGCTCTCGCAGTCGGACTGACTGGCGATAAAGTCAGCGGCCTTATGGTATTAAATTACAATAGGGCAGTGCGCTGCATTACCTCGCAGACCTTATCTAATGGTGCTGAAGTCACTTACTTCGGGTCGGATGATGGTTATGTGTACATGGATAATGTCGGCACATCACAAGATGGCGCAGCGATTGAATCGTGGTTACGCCTGCCATTTAATAACGACAAGTCGCCACTAATCAGAAAGCGCTTTCGACGTGCGATTCTGGAAATGTCCGTAGATTCCTATGCATCAGTCAATATCTCATATGACTTAGGCTATGGCAATCCGAACGTACAACCCAGTGCACCACAAGCCGATACCGCGTTGATTGGTGCTGGCGGATATTGGGATCAATTCACCTGGGATCAATTCACATGGGATGCGCAATACGTGTCCAATCCTGTTCTGTCGATTGACGGTACAGAGAAAAACATCAGTCTTATTTTCTATTCCAGTCGCGCACAAGATCAGCCGCACACGATCTCTGGCGTGACGCTTGTTTCTACTCCCCGCATTTTACAAAGGTAATTCATGTCCAATATTTATTACACGGTCACTGGTGCGCCAGTTGCCCAAGGTAGGGGTGCGTCTAGTTCTATTCGAAGTGAGTTCGCATTGATTAGCACGGGGTTTGATGGGGTAGCTACTGGATTTGCAGCTAAGGGAAATATTGCAGGGCAGACTTGGACAGGCATACATACTTTTCCTGCAACGACTTACGGCGTGACAGCGGCACTTGGATCTTCTGGAGCCGCATTTGCAACACTTGATTTTGTTAATGCCGTAGCATTTAGTAGTACGTTGCCAGCGCAAGCAAGTAACGTAGATAAATTCACTACAACGGATGGAACCAATGCAAGCTGGTCTGCCAATCTTAAAGCCTCAGTCATACGATTTAAAGACGGTACAGACGCAACTAAACTGCTCGCCTTCTCGCTCTCTGTATTGACTACTGGAACAACACGCACAGTCACAATCCCGGATAAATCTGGAACGATGGCAATGACAAGTGATGTCGGAATAGTCTTACTAGCGACTCTCACGCCAACGGCAGCGGCAAACGTAGATTTTCTCACGACATTTTCAGCTTCGTACGATAATTATTTGATTTTAGGTGATGCGCTAGTACCGAATGTTAGCGACCAATTATGTCTGCGTGTGGCTGTCGCAGGCGCTGCTGATTCTGCGGCAAATTACTGCGCAAGCACAACATTAAACACTTATGCACCAGTGACAAGTACGGTTTTTGCTACAGGTAAGGGAGGCGGTTTTGTCTGCAACATCAACAACGTCAACGGAACGAACGGCAAAACTATTACCTCTAGAGGTTCTGCGCAATCTGCGGCAGGGACTAATTTTACATCGCAAACTTCAGATTATACATATATCGGGGCATCTTCGGTAACAGGGATTCGTTTGTTTTGGTTTAGTGGTAATAACTTTACAGCCACAGGCACAATAAAAATTTACGGCTATTCCAACTAAGGACTTTTATGACATATAAAATTTGTTATTGGGATGACATCAGCAAATCCCAAAAAGAGCGCGACGCAACAACAGAAGAAGCGGCAGAGATTGACGCAAGAAAGATAGCGCCTCCTTCTGTTCCACAAACAGTCACCATGCGCCAAGCTCGTTTGGCTCTCAATGCAGCAGGATTGCTTTCGGCAACTCAAACAGCCATCGACTCAGGAGGTGAAGATGCAAAGATTACTTGGGAATATTCCAGTGAAGTGCATAGAAATAACGGTTTAATCCCTACAATGGCGGCATCGCTCGGCATGACAGAAACGCAGATTGATAATCTTTTTATCTTAGCGGCGACATTATGATTATTGCTCTATATAAAGCCACGCATTCAGGATTGCCAGGGATTTATAACCGCCTCGTAAGATGGTGGACAAAAGGCAATTACAGCCATTGTGAAATTTTATTCTCAGATGGTATCTGCGCATCCGCTTCTTACATGGATGGCGGTGTGCGATTCAAGCAAATAGACCTAGATATTACCAAGTGGGATTTTGTCCGCGTTCCAGATCATCTTGAAGTGAATGCGCGGCTTTGGTTTAAGATGCACCAAGGAGATGGATATGATTTATTGGGCAATCTACATTTTGTTATCGGGGCAGTATCGGACGACAAAAACAAATGGTTCTGCTCAGAAGCAGTTGCCGCCGCACTCGGAATAAAAGAGGCGTGGCGATTTAGTCCGAATGAACTTGCCGCCATCCTCAATTCACAGCCGCCTACGGGCGGTTTTCTTTTTTGGGGCAAGTGATGAGTGACGAAAAAATGTACACAGAATCAGAAATGCGCCATCTTGCCGCAAGAGAGGTTGCGCAACAAAGAATGTCTGACATAGAGAGAAATATCAATCAATCTGAAGATCGCACTTTGAGCGCAATTGCAGAGATTAAAACACAAATAGCTACATTGACCAATCTCGTTCGGGAGCAAAGCTCAAACATGGAAAAGTCACAAGATAATCTGCGTGAAGAGATCAAGAAAGATTTCGCTACAAAAGCAGAATTACAAGCCGATTTTGAAACACTTAATACGAAGATTGATACGCAATGGTCAAAGCTAGTCTTAATTGTTTCGACGGTCACAACGATAGGCGCACTGTTTGGAATACTTGCTCAGTTCGTGTTGAAGTTCTTACACGTAGGATAAATAATGCAACTCACTCCTCATTTCAGCGTAGAGGAATTTACGCAAAGCGATACTGCACGACGATTCAATTTAGATAATTCACTACCGGATGTTTTCAAGGGAAATGCTATTTCTACTTGCGAGATGCTGGAACGGATTAGAAATTTCCTCTCAAGCAAAGCAGGTAAGGATATCGGTATCGACATCACTAGCGGATTTCGCTGTGTCGAACTCAACGTCAAAGTCGGCAGTAAATCCACTAGCGATCACTTATCTGGAAATGCAGCAGATTTCAAAGCACCGGATTTCGGTACGCCGTACAACATCGCCTCGATGCTTTCCCCGATGGTAGATGCTCTCGGTATTGGACAATTAATTTACGAGTTTGACTCATGGGTGCATGTGAGTACAGTCAAGCCTTCTAATCTAATTAATCGCGTTCTCACCATTGGTCACGCTGGCGCTATCGCTGGCATTGTTAAATGAAGGAAGTGCCATGATTCCAGTAAGACAAATATGCAAGAACATTTTTACAGGTGCTGACAATGAAACCTACCACATGGCTAAGTTTTCATGGGCAGGTTCGATGATTGTCATCTGTGCAGTTGCGGTACATCGCGGATGGTCGGGCTTTGATGTGGATCTATTGGCTATGGCAGGTGCATTGGTGGCAGTTTGCACAGGTCATTCAGCCGCTATCTACGGAATGAAAACAACCGAACCGCCGCACAAAGAAGGGGATAAATAATGCTAAACCCTTATTTACTCTATATAAAAATAGCCGCCAGCCTTGCTCTCATCGCTGGCGTTTTGTTTGGCGCGCATGAAGTTGCCAACCACTGGCGCGAACAAGGCAGGCAAGAAATTCAGTTGAAGTGGAACAAAGCAGACCAGATTCGCCACACGGCAGAACAAGAGTTAATCAAGAAACGCAATGAAGACAACGCACGACAACTGTTCCTTTACGAAGCACGCAACCAAGAAGTCAGGAGAGAATATGAACGACGAATTGAATTACAGAATCGGAACAATGCTAGGGATATTGCTGATCTGCGTGCTGCTGGCGGCTTGCGCATCAAACTGCCCACCACAGTCTGTAGTGGATTTACCAGCCAAGCCACTGCCCAAAGCGCCGAAGGAGATCATGGTGAAAGTAGTGCCAGACTCCCTGAACAAATTGAAGATGGTCTTTTCCAATTTGCCAACGACCGAGATCAAGAAATAATTCAATTGGGCGCATGTCAAAAATGGATCAGGGATAACGGGCTATACCCAGAATGACCCACTTCTGGGCATTCTTTTTCACGACTGTTTTCGCCATGTTGCGCGAGGTAAGAGCAAAGAACTTTTACCATTCATTTATCTACTTTTCATTGTTTGTGGTTGGTATTATTGGGATGGTAATTAGTCTCATGGCCTATCTCGTTTCAATGTTTATTAATTCACTTAAAAACTAAGGCTCAATCATGGCAGGACTCATTAATACGCAGACGACAAATCTCGATGGATCTGGAGATAATGCGGCGAAACTTGCACAGGTAGATCAAACTGTAGCGGGTGGATCGGCCGTAGTTCAACCTACAGTTCTGCCAATGAAAGACCAGATCAACGCAGCATATCAAACGCATTTTGGACGACCAGCGGATGAGGCTGGAATGGCATACTGGATGAATACAGCAAACCAGAACCCGAATACCAATATTGCAAACATGATCGGTATGGGCGCTCAGCAACAAGATCAGAATGCGCAGGCTTCGATTAATGCTGGTGGCGTAGATACTACGCACACATGGAATCCCTCATTAAATACGGCCGATGTCGCGCCTCAGAAAGATATATGGGATGCAACGACAAACACATGGAAGGCAGCAGCTACACCGGTCAGCTCAGCCCCAACTGGCGCTGCACTGTTAGGCGATCCTACTAAATGGAACATCACTAAAGATCAGACAACTCAAGGTCAGATGACAAATTTGATCGACCCGAATAGCCCCTATTATCAAGCATGGAAAAATGCAGGGGCGAATGATGCAGCGGCTAGGGGATTTACAGGCAATTCTTCGATTCGTGATTCTGCCATTATGGATTCTATCATGCGCAACGCTACGCCAATCGCGCAAAGTGACGCAGCAGTTTATGCGAAAGCTGCAGGTTATAACGCTGATGAACCGAATCAGTTTGCGATGGCAAACCAGAATGCATCGAACAATCTCAACTTAGCAAATATCTCAGCAAGCACGCAGAAATTTGTTGCAGGGTTAAGTTCAGATACGCAAAAGATTGTCGCAAACTTGAACAATACGAGCCAGCAAACGATCAGCGCAGCGCATGATGCCAATGCGGTATTCCTAGCTAATAACAAAGCGGCACAAGATGCCCTATCACAGTTGGCAAATGGCTTGAATGTCAACAGTAGCAATACTGCATTGACTGGCGGTGCAAAAGAAACGGCTAACAATAACTTAATTGATATCTACAATAACAATCCGGTTAACCTTGCTAATCCTAATTTTGTTAAAACACCATACCAAGTCTATACGCCTGAAAATGGCAATGGAATCATTAACCAAAATACAGGCGCACCAGTCACTACGCCGCCAGCAGTAACAACACCACCGCCAGCCACAACGACAACACTCACGCCCGAACAACAAGCGGCTAAAGATGCGGCAGATCATGCTACGGCAGTAACTACAGTAGGAGGCACAGATGTTAGTGATCAATTAGACTTTTCCAAAGAGCCTAAAAAAGTGAACGGTAAAACTGTATGACCAGTCTAATCCTTCGTGATCAGGTCAATGACATCGAAAAACAAATGCTGTCTATGCCGCAAGTTGAATTGCCTGTTGAGCATTACTTCTCTCATAAAGTGTATGCGCGTGAATTACATATTCCAAAAGGAACGACGCTCACAGGGCGCATTCATAAATTCGCTAATCTCAATATCCTGATTCAAGGGGATATGTCCGTTCTGATTGATGGTGAAGTTAAGCGAGTCACAGCACCTTACACCATTGTTTCACCGCCAGGAACAAAGCGGATTGCCTACGCGCATGAAGACTGTATCTGGACGACGATACTCGGCACGGATGAAACGGATGCAGATGTAATCGAAGAATTATTCACCGCACAAAGCGATCAAGATTACTTAGCTTTTTGCGACAAATTAAAAATTAAAGGGGGATAACATGGCTTTTGTTGTTACAGCGGTAGCTGCCGCATTTGAAGTCGGGGCGACCGCAGCGACTATTCTTACGGCAGTTTCCGAAGTTGGTATTGCTTGTACAGTCGTTGGCGCAGTCACTGGAAGCAAGGATCTGATAAAGGTTGGCTCGGTGCTTGGCATAGCTGGCGGTGTAGGTAGCCTCGTCAATGCGGGAATTGATGGATTGGCTAATGCGGCGGCATCTGAGGCAGCAAATAAAGGAGTGGCGGAAGGTGCGACCGAGGCAATAGGTAGCGATGTTGCAGGCGAAAAGTTTCAGCAAGAAGCGGCAAATGCTCTCATATCGGATGGTACTGCAGCGACATCGAGTGTTGTTCCTGGTGAAGTTACTCAGACTGCGTTATCTAATACCGGCAATACTTTAAATAGTGCTGCAAACGTAGCAGTAGATACGCCAATTGTTACCGCTAGTGCACCACCTCCAATAGATTCATCACTTGCAGGAAGTCCTAACTATGTTGATCCAACCGCTGGCGTTACTTCACCCAATGCGCCAGTAGTAGCCGATGGAACGAATGGCGCACAAACTACAGTTGATAACGTGAGTAAAGTCGGAACAACCGATTACAGCCCGATACAAGGAAATAATCCTGCGGGTCAAGCGGCAGAGGACTACGGAACTTTAGATACTGGAATCAAGCCATCTAACGACTTACTAAGTACAGTCAAGGAAAAATTTGGCGCAGCGTGGGAGTCAATGGGAGCGCAAGGAAAGTCTGAGATTTTAAAATCAATCATGGCTGTCCCAGGCGGCATCCAGCAACAAAAGAACGCAGCGGCACAACTTGCCTTGCAACAACAAAAAGTCAATCAGACCTCCTACGGTGGGCAAGTGCCACGATTCGAAACGTTTGGCATCATTAATTCAGCAAAGAAAGTAGGCTAATCATGCTAGGGAAAACAACTAATCTAATGTTGGAAAAAGCCGAAGAAGGCATTCAAGCCAAAGTCAAGCCTGCAATGCAAGCAAATCTGAGTAAAGTTGTCCATGCTGGCTTGACGATTATGTACTCACCGCAAATGGCAGATGCGCGCAATAAGCACTTGAACGAAGTGACCGACTTTGCTGCTGAGGCAGGCAAAGGATCATCGCGCATGATCTACAATTTATATCTACAAAGTAAAAAGAAAATGCCGCTTGATATTGTTGTTCCCGCTTGTATGATCTTCGCTTTCGAATACCTTGATCTGATCGAAAAAGCCGGTAAAATTAAAGTGACTCCCGATGTGATTGCGAAGGCGACACAAAGCGTATCGGATGCTGTCTTGCCGATGTTTGGCATTACTCCAGATAAGATGAATAAACTGGTTCAACAGTCACAACAGAAGCAAGGACAAACTCCACCCAAGCCGCAAGGCATCATCTCTGGCGCACAAGGAGTAGCATAATGGGGATTTTCTTAGCGGCACTGGCAGCAGCTGGCGATGCTGGCGTTCAGTCGATGAATCAGAATATTGATCAGCAGAATCGCTCTGATTTAGAAACTCAACGGTCTGAACTGGCAACGCAGAAGGAGAAAGCGCTGACTGATTACAATAATCAGGCAAAGATAAATTATGATAATCAAGTCAGAAAAGCAAGATCGGATGAAGTGAGTGATGGCGCACAAAAACTGGCACAACTACGTGCAGATGTCGCTAATCAAAATGCACAAGACCAAGGAGACGCCGCAGAGAATGCCTATGCAAACGCACCAGGTCTTTCTGATAGTGATAGGCGTGCTGGCATTATGGCATCTCGTCAATACACCAAGGACAATACAACTAGCGGCAAGGCAGTGGCAACGGACGATGATATCCTGCATGCATCCGTCAATGCTGGATATACAAGCCCGATGGAATTGCTGGCGATGAAGAAGCAAGATGCCCTTGCTAAATCACAAGCGATGCTAGCGGACATTAAAGAGCGTCATGAAGATAATAATGTTCAAAGGACGATTCAGGCTGGAGAGCAAAATGCCAACTGGATGAAAGTTATGATGGCGAGAATTGAAGCGGATAAGTCGTCCAGTTCTGATAGTGAAGATACGGCAGCCATCAAAACAGCAAAAGTCATTCAAGCCGATGAGAAAGGTCGAGGCAATGATATTTCTCTCGCGGAAGCAATTGACCGGACGCATAAGGCAGCAGATGCTGGAAATAACTTTGCGTTAAATTATGCAAAACTTCAATCGGAAGCTGGAATGATTCGACCAGATAAGGGAGATCCAACTAAGCCGGCACCGGGTAAATTATATGCAACGGTTGACGATGCAATCGCAGCAGGTCAAAAAGCATTTATCAATCCTAGGGCGACATCAAAGCCAAGTGCCGCACCAAAACCTAGTAATTCCGATAGTTCATTAAAAATTGCAAATGGTGTTACTTACGGAGGAAAAACTATATCTTATGATGACGTTCCCGCTGGCGCTACGTTCACCGATCCAAACGGAGTAACTAGAATCAAAGGCGGTAAGTAATGGCAAATCCTTGGGATAACGATGCTGTAGTCAGTGCGCCTTGGGAAAATGATAAACCTGTAGCGGAATCCAAAGGCATCATTGCGTCTGCATGGGATGGCGTGAAGTCTGCTGCAAGCAATGTCGCTGATGGCGTTGCAAGTGACGTGAAGAGTTTATATAGCTCGCCATCTAGCGTCATGGAAAACCTCGACCAGAAAAATCCAACGCCGTTGAATGAGCAGGGAACATCTAACCCTGCTCTCGGCCCGATGCGTAAGGATTATGTTGATAGCGTTCGCGCCAAGACATTGCCAGATCAGATCGATCAAGCTAAGACAGATCCGCAAGCGGCCAAGATTGCAGCGCAAACGCTTGCGCGGTCTAAGCAACCTGATACTTTATCGATGACTAATCAGGACATTTCTGACCACGCAGAAAGAATGTTGCATGGTGATGCTGCGCCAACTGATCTGTATGGCAATACTGAAATGCAGAAGGTTGACGATACCCCATACCAACTGACAAAGGAGGATGTTGATCATTTGATGAAATCTGGCGCCACTCTGGAAATGAGTAGCGGCTCAACGATCAAGGATATCACTGCCAACGCAATGGGCGGCCTGTTGACGACCGGCGCGAAGTCTGTCGCCGCATTCAGTGATGCAGTTGGCGCTGATGATATGGCTGCAAAGGCCGATGCTTATGCCAAGCACGTTAATGAAATCATGCAGGAAAATGGAGGCAGCTCTGTTTCTGGAAAAGCAGCAAGTATTGTTGGTGCGATCACCAGTGTTCTAGCCTTGCCAGAATTGGCACTTGCTCATGTGGCGGCGAATGCTGGACTGTTTGCGATCCCTGCTTTCCGTGATACGCTAAATGAAAAGCTAGCCGAAGGTAATAGTTACGGAAATGCATTGTCACATGCTGTTGCTTCGTTTGGCGTAAATATGTTATTGCCAACAGTCGCAACAAAAGGCAGTGGCGCGGCTGCCAAGTTGTTCGGTGCGGCTGAAAAAGACTCTCTTGGGCAGACTGTCATTACGGCTACTGGCGCAAAGGGCGCAGCGGCACAACTAGGTTCTGCTGCTGCGGAAGGCGTTGGATTTTCGCTAGCTAGCCATGGCATTGATAAAGGCATTGATTTTGTATCAGGGCAAAAAAATGACTCTCAGTTAGATTCAAAGGATCTATTGGCAAACGCTATTGCTTTTGTTGCATTGCGAGGTCAACAAGCAAGAAAGCAGTACAATGGCTCTGCACTACATGATCAAATCGCAAATGAAATAAACTCAGTTAATCTTGCTGATGATTCGCAGTCAGTAGCCTTAAATAGACTCAAGCTAGATCCAAATTCAATTACACCACAAGAAACCGTTAAGCCTTTATTGGCGGCTCCCCTCGTCAATTCAGTTGCGCCTACAGTTGCCACCGACACACTAAGCAAGCTCAACGCAATCCGTCCATCGCCAGCCGATCAAATGTCATCCCTTCTCAGTCCAGAACAACGGGCATCGCTAGAGCAGGCAAAGAGCGAAGTCGTAGCAAAGCAAAAAATTGATAGCATCACCAGCGCACCGGATATTGATACGGCGATTGCAGCGGCGAAAGAAGCGGTCATTGCACCGATAGAGCAAAATACTAATCCAGCAAGAGAAGGCTATACGCCTGCAAGTTGGGTATTGCGTGAGAAAGCTACTGGTAAAGTCATTGCTGAAACATTCGATCCTCAGAAAGTGGCCGCGCTTAATACTGACAAATACGAAGCTGTTCCTATCAATGAACATCTTGGAAGTCTATCTAGCCACATTGCTGAATCGACTCAGGCGATTGATGCAGCAAAAGCAAAGGCACAAGAAGCCGCTGATCTGGCAGAGCATAATCGCATGGGCGAAGTCGTCTCACGCGAACAGTTGCCTATCGACAGTCCAATGACAGTCAATAAAAATCAAGTCACGCAAGGTATGCATGATCTCTTTGCGGCACATGATGCGATTACCGGAACTAAGACGGTCATCGTTGATAAATTACCTGGGCATGCTGACGGTATGATGGTCGGCAAGGATGGAACAATCTACATTCACAAAGATGCGTCCATTAACCCGATTGATGTCTTCAATCATGAAGTGTCGCATGTCACCGATCAAATTCTTGGCGACTCTGCAACGATCAAGCTTGCTGACGATGCAGTAACTTCTTCGATGACACCAGAAGCAAAAGCCCGTTATGCCATGTATTACCACGGCGGAGAACTTCCTGAAAACATCAAAGGTATTCTGACGACTGAGCAGCTTGCACAAGCGGAAAAAGGCAGTCTCACCAAGAAAAATGCAAAAGGTGAATGGGTCAACGACCTGAAATTAACACCTGAACAATCGAATAAGATAGCAGATATTTTCCACAATAAAGATGGCAAAGGTACGGCTTACATTCAAGAATTACGGGCAGACTTACGCGCTCATGCTGTCAAAGACTCTGGATACTGGAAGACATTCAAAGATTCCTTGATTCAGCATTTTGGCGAAGAGAAGGCCAATGGAATTTTCACCAATCTGGCGAATGCTTTCAAAGCGACATTGGAGAAATACCAAGAAGCGTACAAGAACAAGCCATCATTTGCGATTAAACAATTAGTTAATAATCACCAAGAGATTTACAACGCCATTGCTAAAGCAGATGCCGAGGCAACGAATGTTCGTGAAGTCGTTAAGGTCAAGGCAGAAAAGAAACAAGCGGAAGCAGCGGCACGCAAAGAATTAATTGATGGCTTGCAAGAAAAAACGAATAAAGAATTACGTGGTATTGCGGCAAATCATCCTCGCGTCTATTTGAAAAATGCGGCCGCAGAGTTAGTTGCAAAACGTGACGCTGATTTACGCTTGAGTAAGTCGATAGCGGCAAAAGACCAACTGAAAAAGTCATCTAGCGTCAATCCAAATGTCGATAGCATGGCTGATGCAATTGCGAAACTTGGCGGTATTAATCGCGAAAGTGTGGCGCAACGCTTGCAATTATCTCCTGAAGAACTCAATGCAAAGGGGCAAGTCGGCTTCCGTGCGGCACCGTTATTCCACAAGTACGGCATGAATATCGAGCGCATGGCAGAACGCCTGGCAGAGCTTGGCTATATCCACATGGACGAAGGCGGCAAGCACGACCAGCACGACTTTGAAGACAAGTTAATGGAAGTAGCAAATGGGGTTGAAGTTCACACGCCTAATGCTATGATGTTAAGAGCGCAAGCAGAACATGAGCATGCCATGCAGGAAGTTGGCGTGGAGTCGAAGGGTGACTTTGAACATGTTGAAGATCGCGGTGATGCTGTTCAAGATGCCGTAGAGGGTAAACGCGATCCATTGGATGATAGCGATATTGCTTTCTTTGATCATGAGATCGAAAATAAAACTACCGCGCAAAATATGCGTGATCTTGGCTTTAGTGAAGAGGAAATTAAGAATGAACTTGCCAGAGAAGAAGAATCCAACGCCAGAAGAGAAGCGGAAATTTCTCATTCTGATGAGGGAATTTCACAAGATACCACCGGAAGAACGGGTGATGGTAGCGAAAGAGATGAAGCGCCGTATTCTCTCCAAGGCGAAAGCGCAGACGAAGCCAACGCAAGGCTAGAGAAAGAAGACCGTCAAGCCTACGAAGACCGTCAATCCGAGCAGGAACAGCATAACCGCGCCCAAGCTGATAAGGAAGTTGGTAACTTCGGATTGACTGGCAGCGACCGTTCGGCAGATCGCAACGATGGTCAGAATAATTTGTTCAGCCCGAAGCGCGAAGATTACAAATGGGAGACTGTCACTGAGACTGAAAATGGACCAGAGTTTAGCAATAAGCATTTTCTCTTACTGCCTACGCATGTGGACAATACATTCGATGCGAAATGGTTTCTTGGTGGTCGAGAGTATGCAGAAAGTAATGCGCATCACTATTGGGTATTTGATAAAAATAATCAAAAAGTCGCTAATCTTTCCCTTGAAATTGCGCATGGCAAGATAGAAAAATTGCTTTCTATTGAGGTTGAGCCTACACTGAAAGGCAAGGGAATCGGCCGTGATGTTGTTGGCTCATTGTTAGCAAATGACAATTATCTTCCTGATCATGCGGGGCAAGGCACTGGCTATGATGATTTACTGGCAAGTACCGATAAATATTTAAAAGTCTTCGATATCTTGAAGCAAAGTGAACCATTCTGGAAAAAGGTAGGGGCAGATGAACTCAACGCAGACAATAACGGACAAACCAACTGGTCAAGTTTTGAGCGAGGACAGGCACGCAGAGAGGATGCGCCGCGCCAGGGAGGGATCGGAGAAGGCAATGCAGAGTCCGGCGAACCAGGAACGATTAAGTCAGGCCCTCGCCCGGATGCGTCAGGTTCAGAAAACGAAGTAAAGTATTCGCCTAAGCGCGAAGAAACATGGCACTACAGCCAACTATCAAAATCCATCGAAGAAGCGCCTGATCGCGTCTTTGGTGCGCCTAAACAAGTCGCAATGTGGCTGGACTCTAACGCTGGCAAGCTAGGCGTTAAGAAGGACGAAATACAGTGGACGGGTGTTACCGACTGGCTCAACATGCAAACCGGAAAAGTATCTAAGGCTGATGTCTTGGATTACTTGCGTTCTGGCGGTGTGCAGGTTCATGAGGTAATGAAGGGCGAGGATCAATATAGATATTTTGTAAAAGATATGCAGAAGAAGTATGGTGATTCTTGGGTTGGCGATTTGTCCGATGCTGAAAAGAAAAAGAAAGAAGATTTTTTCAATTCAAGCAATGAGTTGGGTCAAACAAAATATGAACAATATCAATTACCAGGTGGTGATAACTATCGTGAGTTATTGCTGACATTACCTAAAAATCAGGTATTGCCAGAAGGTTATTCCGTCATAGACAATCCAAGTTCAGCGCAAAATGCAAGAAAATTTATTGTCATTGATGGAGATAATAATAGGCTTGGAAGCGGCAATACAAAAGAAGAGGCTTTGCAAACTTATTTTAATCATCATCAATCTGGTGATATGTATAAGTCCACCCATTGGGATGAAAAAAACATTCTCGCGCATATCCGATTTAATGACCGTACAGATACCGAAGGCAATAAGGTTCTCTTTATAGAAGAATTGCAATCGGATTGGGGACAAGAGGGCTTGAAGAAGGGATTTAATTCACCAGATGATTACGAAAAAACATTAGCCGATTTAAAAGCTAGATACCATGCAGCACCAGATGATAGTCCGCAACAAGACTCATTGCGTCGTCAGCTTGAAGACATGGTTTTATCCGATAATAAGAAAGGCGTACCATCTGCCCCATTCGTCACTAAAACAGAATCATGGCTACAGCTAGGCATCAAGCGCATGACAGCTTATGCCGTTGAACATGGCTATGATAAGGTGGCTTTTGTGAATGGTGAGCAGTCTTCTAGCCGGTATGACCTGACAAAGCACATTGACGAAATCAGTTACCTGAAAAAACCAGATGGAAGTATTGCCACAATATCAGCAACAAAAGACGGATCATTTGTCTTTGATAAGCACAATATTGATATGGATGAAGTCGAGGCAACATTTGGAAAAGAGATTGCTAAAAAGATTGAATCAAGCGAGGGGCATAGCGATAATCGAGGACGTAAAGTTTTAGAAGGCGTTGATCTCAAAGTCGGCGGCGAAGGAATGAAAACCTTCTACGATAAAATCGTTCCTCAGAATATCAATGATGCCTTAAAGAAGATTGGCGGCGGCCGGGTTGAGGGCGTGGATATTGGCGTTCCAAATGAGATTAAGTATTCTGTTGAAGAATATCGCGGTCCGACTGCGACACTTGAGCAAGTCAAACTTGTTCTTGATGTAGCTTCCAAGCCTGGCTCCGTATGGGAAAGCCCGATAACAGGTGAGCGCCAAGATGGCGTAGTCTCTCGTATTGCCAATGAAAATCCTTTAAAGAGAATAGTCAAGTCAATGGAAAATGGATCTTCATTTGAAGATGCAATGGCAGAATTTCCATCTGATAGCGTGGCTAAAATCTTTGGTGGTAAGCTAATTGATGCAACTCCACCTCCTAAAATTGAAACATCATCGCAAAACGGCTTCACAATAACCGACGCAATGCGTGACAAGGTAAGTCAAGGCTTGCCTTTGTTCTCACCAAAACGCCAAACAGAAACGCCAGAGTTTAAAAAGTGGTTTGGCGATTCAAAAGTCGTTGACGATGAGGGTAAGCCGCTTGTTGTTTATCATGGGACTGGCGAAAACTTTAACGAGTTTAGCCTTGACAAGATGGGGTCATTTTCTAATGCTGATTCTGCCAAAGGCGGGTTTTTCTTTACAGACAGCAAGCCGCTTGCAGAGCAATTCAAGCAAGAGGCACAACGTAAAAATTTGAATTATGGCGATATTCGAAAAAAACTAAACAATCTTGATGATGCTGAATTTAAAAATCTAGCTACAGATGCGGGCCTAAAATTAGACCTGGAGATAGAAGGTAAGGAATTTGTCATTGATAGCATGATAGATCGACTTGAACGAGATAACGATACATCTTTTATTGATGATAGAACTAATATTGATAGAGATATAAAACGATATATTGGGAAAGATGCTTTTGAGAAGGGAAATGTTGTTAATGCTTATTTGAGTATTAACAATCCAATGGAAGTTGTTGTTGATAGTGGATCTGAATTTGACGAGGACTTGATAAATTCATCTATTAAAAAAGCGAAACTAGGCGGCTATGATGGGTTAGTCATTAAAGGTATGCTTGATTCTGCTGCTTCGGATGATCGCGGCAATAATCAGATAAGTTCAAATGTTTATATTGCATTTACGCCTACCCAAATAAAATCCGCTACAGGTGAGAATAGGAAATTCGACGCAAGCAATCCTGATATTCGGTTCAGCCCAAGACGCGATATGCCAGATGTCATCATTGGCAACCCGCTAGGTGAACTGGCAAATCATGCCGAATATGAAAAGGCAAAGGCTGGAGATACAATTTCCGC